CAACATCCGCATCGTACATCTGGAAGGACTTGAACCTTCGGCTCTCTGCATATAAGGCAGGTACTCTAACCAACTGAGTTACAGATGCTTAGTACACCAGGTAGGACTTGAACCTACGATAACCGAATTATGAGTTCGGGGCCTTGACCAACTTGGCTACTGGTGCTAGACCTTATTTAATTAATAAGCCAAAGAATGTTCCTATTAGGAAGCAAAGAATTCCAACTGTCCAATGGTAATAGGTTTTCATATGCTCTTTAATTATTGCATGCTTTAGTTCGTCTGGAATTTTTTTTAGTTTCTCGTAATCTACCACGACTATATCCTATATATTTTGAGATGCTTGAAATAGCGACTGCTGAATAATTTGTTCCCTCAAGAAAGCCTGCTTTCTTTCAAACTTAGAAAGGTGTGGCTTTGCCTGAACCCTCTTCTTGTTTTTGTTTGCTCTCTTGATCTTATGCTGAGATACCTTATCGTTAGACTTTTTCATTTAGATCACTGGCTTTCTGCTACTTTGTCACAAGGACAAATGATTGACTCTGGAAGTTCATGTACCTTTGTTACAATTGTAATCATGGTGTTGCAGTCAACACACTTATAGACTTTCTTAACTCGTTTGCTCATATACTAATCATACCATATGTGATTTTGTGTGTCAAGACTTGTCTCCATCCCATGTGCCTATTTTTGTAGTTGGAATCCCATTGGCACCCCAAAGAGTAATTATGCTTGGGTTATCATCAACGGCATGAACAACATGCCAATACTTCTTAATTTCATTTAAAATATCCGACTTAACTTCGTAATCAGGTCTAGTGTCATTGTCTTTACGCATATACAACGCATTATGTCCAATATCATTTTTAGCAAGCCAATATGATGTCAGACCACGCCACTTCTCCATTCTAGATGTAACAACAAGAACATCCATCTGATCAAAGAAAGCATGATTAAGCATTTCAACAACTTCGATATTTGGCAGGGCATCTACAGAAGCCTCATGAAAGGCATTGTAATCCTTATTAGAGCCACGAACAAGGTGAATATATGGATCTACATTGGCAAGTGTTCCATCTACATCAAATATGTATGCTGGTCGTTTTTGATTAATTTTGATCTACCTTATATGTCATTGCAAAATAACAAGCAACATATCCCATAACAAATGCTGGAATTAAAAATAGTACATGTATCATTCGAAGTCCACCTGTGTCTCAAAATATTTGCTCATATAGTTGTCTTCTCCCCTTGCAATTTTAGCAGCAGCAATACGCATGCCTAAAGCATTAGTTTTTGATTCTTCAATAGGCAAAGCCTCAATAGCCCTTGCAATCTCTTCTCTTAGTGTCATTTCATCTATGCTCATATATATATTATACACTTTCTAGGTCTATCTGTCAACCTTATTATTTTTATGATCTGACTTTATATGTTTATTTAAACTTTCATGCCCAAATCCAACACGGAAGTCCCACTCTTTTTTACAAATAGGACATATTAGAGTTCTAGCCATTTAGATCCTTCTTCCATGCTTCCATATCGATTATATAATATGTTCCCCACCATTCGTACGGCTTGTTAAGATACTTCCACATTTTTGCATGGTACTTATATCGCCACCCATACTTTTCATCTTCGTCCATGTTAACACACTTAACTATATGATTACCAGCAAACTCTCCAGATATATTTCCGATCCATCGTAATGGAAGTATCTTAGTTCTCTGTATCTTGGTTGAATGATTTATCATCTTTAGGAACCCACACCTTCTTTCCATCTTTCCAAATAGGCCAATAGCCAAGGCTACGCCAGTCCATAGTCATTATCTTAGGATCTTTTGGCATTAACGCACCAAATCTTTCCATCACTCATTGTTTGGTGGGCATTCCAAAACCACTCTGATGTTTTGCTTAGGCTACATATTTCACACTGATCAGTATTCATATATTAATTATACCTTTATCAGGCAAATAAGTCAAGTTTCAGTGTTATTTTTTTTGTGTAAATCGTAGAAAAAATCTGCAACATGATGATGAAAATGAATTCCTGGATGAGCAGAGTATGGTTTTCTTTTATAATCTACAACAACATAGTCAGACCCTTCGTGCCAACATGGACTATCTTTAAATTCAGAATCATGATCAGAATTACAAATATCTTTTATATAAAGATTAGGGCTTTCTGGTTTGTCTTTTAACAAAAGCGGTGAATAATTTTTTAATTTAAAATTTTTTACTTTCATAAGTTTTTTCATGATTAAAAAACTTGTTGTATGCAATGTTGTCCAATGTAGTTTGATATTGTTTGACAAGCAAAATGACTCTAAGATATAAAGACTATTTATAGAATTGAAAATTAGTTGATGTGGAGAAATTGAATCTTCAATATATTTTTGATCCTTCATTTCAACCATAAAAGCAGTTTCTTCATCATAACTTATAACTTTTGGACCACAAAACATTAATTGCAAGCCATTAATTTGTCCAAGATTTCTATCAACTTTTGACTTATAAAACTCTTTATCTACCACGACCATACTTCTAAAAAAATCTGGCATTAAGCAAAAAATTTCTTTAGGCATTTTGTTATTCATGCAATACCGTATTATATCGTTACAAATAGTTTGTACAGATGCCCCAGGATTTCCTATATTCATAACGCTTTTATTAGTTTTTTTACTTAAAAGATCTGTCCATCTTGCTGATTCTGGTACACCAATACCAAATGTTACAGAACAACCAGATACAAGTATTTCTGCATTTTCATCAACCTTTCCACGGAGACCAAGGCTATTTATTTCGTATTTATTGTACGGATCCACTGTACCATTAAAAGATTTACCGTCTGGCTCTACAAGAAAAACATCTTTAGAATTTGGACTATAAACTCCAAGTATCCCGCTGCTCGTAAAATGCTTATCTAAGTAAAAGGCATTCTTTGGATTATATGTGTAAAAATCTAAAATGTTACTTGTTTCGTTCATTATTTAATTATATCACATAGAGTTATTGTTTATGTGCATCAGGGCTTTGTAAAATCTATTGCTCTTGATAGCAGTTTTTTGTATGGCTCATAGCATTCTTCTATATCTTCTATTTTAAAATGCTTTTGATCATATAGGGAGGATGTTTTGCTTGACACAAGGTGGTCAAACTTCTTATTATCTGCAAGAGTTTGAATTTTTTTGTTGTCTAGGCTTTCTACCAGCCCTAATATACTACAAACCCTTTCTAGAACTTCTTGTGGCTTTTGTATTAAATCGTTATAGTTAATAATAATTTCTGCATTTTCATAAGCAAAACCATATACTTCTTTATATTGATCAATGTATGATTTATTAAAAGATTGTTCTGGGTAATAGTGTCTCTTCATAGTAACATGAGAGTGGATTGAGTCAAATGGGTCTCGTGCAATAGATATGATTACAGCATTATCAATATTAGCCAAATCAATTGTGTGAGAATACGGAACAAGTTCTCCAGTTTTATTAATCAGCAAGTTTTGTAGATAGTTTGCCCCAGACCTGGGGTAGGTAATCATTTTTGCCTTGCTCATATTAAGAGATTAACCCCATTGACAGATGATTTAAACAAACATCTGCAACAATATAGTCCTGATGCTCTACAACGATATCGTAATGAGTTGCATCATTTTCACAAAAGAAGCATTTTGACTTTTTCATAAAGTAATTATACCATTATACAAAATCAAACCATATAGGCATTATATATCTTGATCCATTTGCTGGTGTAACATTATACCAATAGTGCATATTACCAGGGAACATAACAAGATCACCAGTCTTAGGCTTAAACGATATATCTTGATTGATAAAAGAAAGAGTTCCTCCATCGTAATCATCATTCAGATATACCCAACCAGCCATATGGTTGGAGTCTTTAGATCCCATATCGTCTATAGGAATTATTTGACTATTATTATGCCTCCACTCAGCAAAGCGAGAGTGTCTTGGTTTTACTGATATTCCATACTCTTTTTCTAGCATAGAGTGAACACCAGGAACATACTTATCTGGTAAATCAAGTGAGTCATAATAGATTAGAGACAAGGCTTCGGATTGAAGTGGTCTTACATTGCTTGTCTCAGTTTCCTTAATCATTCTAATTATGTTGTCACATGTTTCTTTGCTAAGGTAGTTACTGAATACTTTAACATTATTTGATCCGCTTCCAATTTTACTAAAGTTCTGGTGCGTTAGGCTTGGTTTGATAGCACTAGGGATTTCTCCATTGAACTCTTTAACTAGTTTAAGAAGTTGGCTAATATCTTTTTGATCTGTATGAATCATAAAGTCATAAACACCAAACTTTGTAGAAAGTTCCCTTATTTGCTTCTTTACTTCTTCCATAGTTCCTTTTACATGATGGTGTTGTCTTCTTACTGGTGCATTTTCATCATACTTAACATTTGTTTCGTCATCTGGATTATTAATAATTAGTGGATCAATAATGACTATTGGTTTTACTCTATCAAGGTTAATCTTTTTAAACTGATCACTATAGAGCAGATTGTCATCAACATATGCATACTCACAGTGTTTGTTTGCTATCTCAATTGTGGTATCTGAAGAACCAACAACTGCCATATGTGTTTTATGTTTGTGGGTCTTCATTAAATTCATAAACTTGTCCATCCAGACTGCAGATATCGCTACTCTTTTTTCTAGAGTATCAATTAAACTTGAGTCATGCATGTAATGATCTAAAACTATTTTTTCAGAAGGCCCATTGCCTTCATCTCCCCATCTTCCAGCAACCATATTTACACCAATTCTTCCAGGTGCAAACTGATTCAATGTGTCAACAATTTTAGCAGCATAGTCTGGACTTACCCCATATGCTGGTAAGGCAATTGTCATGATTAGTTGATTTGTTTTTTGTAGCGCTTCTTGTATGACTAAAGAAAAATCAATACCGCCTGGTCCATAAGGAAGCAAAACAGATTTAACATTTGCACCATCTAGTTCTTGCGCCATGCCAAGAATACCCTTTAGGTCTAGGTGCTCAGTACTATCATTTACTTGCCAGTGCCTTCTCCACATCCAGTGAAAAGTTATAGGATTGTTATTATTTTCCATTGTTTATTACTCTTCCTTTAGTTTTAAACCAAGAACCAATTTTAGACTTTGCCACTTTAGTTCTTAATAGTTCTCCAAATGTTTCGTGAGAAATTTCTGATCCAAGGTATTCCTGGCCAGTCTCAAGGTCTATAAGTTTCCATTTGCCAGGTGCTTTTGTATGCAGAATTAAATCGATTGGATAGTCGTAATCGTTTACCTCAGAACCATCCAAAAGTTTTCTTTTTTTATTACTACTTTCTTGGCTATTTATCATTATTCAACTGTGTTCTCTGGTATTGTAAACCAAACAGGAACTGTGTATCTAGTGCCAGACAAAACCTCTTTAACCTCATGGGCGTAGTGCATATTCCCAGGGAACATGATGAGGTCACCCTTCTTAGGTTTAATAGTAAAATCATGTGTAGCAAAACTTAACTCTCCACCCTCATAGTCATCATTAAGATATATAAGAGTTGGAAGATGGTTGTCTGTTACATAGCCAAGATCGTCTACATGTAGTGTTAGTTTTGTTCCTACATCCCACCTTGCAATATTTAGCCTATCGCTTTTTGCTCTAGCATTTTCAACTCCGTAGGCCTTTTTTATTTCTTCTAAGATTCTGTCACTTATTTTGTCTTTGTCAATAATTGCTTCATAGTTGTGAATCCATGCAGTAGGGTTGCCTTCATTGTCTTTCTGAGAAACAAAACTAGTTCTTCTTCTTTCGTCGATATGAGACACAAGATATCTAATTTCTTTTGCAGTAAGAAAGTCTGGCACCACCTTGATGTTGTCCGAAGAGTTTCCTACTTTTTCAAAAAATTCTATGTATGATGGCGCTCTTTCGATCTCACTTGGATGATGGCCTACGGCTTGATTATTAACAATATACGGCATACAACTATTATACACTATGAATCAATCTTTAGAGTTCGGCGCAAAATAGAGTTAATAAACCTTTCAATGCCCTAGACGGGCAATAGTGGTTAGTGTCCCTAGTTCGCCCATTTTCTCAAATTACATAAAGCATGTGCTGGTCTTACATTGTCTAATGTGTCTGAGCCACCCTTTGCAATAGGAACAAGATGATCAATGTGCAAACCTTGCTCCCAACCTTTAACGCCACATTTTCGGGGAGCCATAAAGTCAATGTCTAATCCACATAAGTAGCAATTACCACCATATGTAGATATAACCTGGAGTTCATTATAGTCATTCGTAATCTTTGCTCTGCGTCTTCTACTCTTGGATCGTTCCCTATCTCTTACCTTATCAAGGTTTGAGGCACGATACTTGGCTGTCACATGGGCACGATTATTCTTGGCATATCGTAATCTATTATAAACACCTGATGCAGCCAAACAGTCGATGCAGGGTTTGGTCTTCTGGTTATGGTGTTTACGATAGCCAGCATATGTCCCACAATTAGGATAGAGTTTATTGTCTATGTCGTTTTTTGTTTCCATAGCGAGCCTTAACCTCAGCCTTAGCCTGATCAACTATGGCGTTCGTAATGTCTTCAACAGTAAACTCTTGATCGAAGGTTTGTTCAATATCCACCCAGGCACTCATTTCTTGTATGGTATAGTCGAATCTTGGTCATTGTCTTTTTATTC